AAATATAAAGATTAGAAACGATAGGTTGCGCCAGCTTTCACACCAACGTTGAGGACATCGAAGTCGTACTCATCAGCGGTAATAGCAGACACTTCGCCGTATCCAGTGAGACGTTCGGTGAGGTCGTAGCTCACGCCAACTTTCCCAGACACATAGTTCTCGTCGTCTTGGTCGGGGATGAATCCAATAGCAGGACCACCCTGGACGTAGACAGTAGCGGAGTTTCCCAGAGGTGCATCAACACCAAGGTGAGTCTCGAGCAAAGTCGAATTGTAATCACCATCGGACCAACCAGAGTTGGACTCGATGTTGCCATACACACCAGCGTAGGCAGGAGCAGCACTCAGAATGGCTGCACTAGAAAGGGCAATAATTTTTTTCATTAAAATAATAAGGGTGAAGTTTACCAGATGCCAGGGATTACCTGGCCAGTCAGGGCATAAGAGCCCATGGCTGCGATTACGCCGAGCATGGCCAGCCTTCCATTCAGTCGCTCGGCGCGTTCGTTGTGGGGCAGATGCCCTTCATCAATATACATCTTTGGTTCCTTAGCGAACAGGTTCAAACGTCCGCCGTCTTCGGTGGTGGTAGTCATTAGCGTCCTCGGGTAGATCCTCGTGTTGTTCCTTTTTTT